AAACGCGAGCGCGAAATGAAAAGTTTTGTCAAAGGAGCGGTAGAACATAATGATGGGGTCTAGGAGTGAAGAGAGCAGTCGTCCGATTAGAGCAAGAAACACCAAGAGGAGGGCAGGGAGCGAAAGCCCGGCAGGGCGATTTGCAATACCGACCACTCTCGTCGCCGGGCCACCGGGCAGCGGCAAGTCGACATGGGTTAGGGAGCGGGCGAAACCGGGCGACCTGATTTTAGACACCGACCTGCTGTATATGTCGCTCAGTGGATGTTCGCGATACACGAAACCCCAGCCATTGCTTCCCTTTGTTCTTGAGGCCTTTGAAGCAGCAGAGAACCGGCTGTTATCCATGAGCGATGTAGGGCATGCCTGGATCATAAGTGCTGCTCCGAAAATTGCACAGCGTGCATATTACGCCAATCGTGGCGCAGAAGTGGTGGTCTTAGCGGTCCCTGCTGCTGAATGTATACGTCGCATCGCCCATGACCCAGTAAGGAATCAGCCGGATGCGGACTGGGAAGGTTGGATAAACAGATGGTGGCGAGATTATAGGCCCGACGAACACGCGGCCATTGGCTAGAGGAGCATCATGACAACTGAGAGAGGAGACGACCCGCAGATATTGGACGGGGACAGAATGACCGGCGAGGAAATCGACCAAGCTACTGAGGGTTTGACTGGCAGGGAGCGCTGGCGGAAGGCGGCATGGGTCGCTGAGGAGCGCGCGTTTGTACTTGGCTGGGAAGCTCGGGGGCGACTGTGGAACCGGAAGAACCGCTGATGGTTCAGTGTCCGAGTTGCCTTGGGTCGGGCAAGATGTGGGGTTACGGTGGCCAGTGCAAGAGGTGCTACGGGGCGACTGTGGTCAACGCCTTTGGGTTGGAGCCGGAGGAAAGCCAAGCAACGGATGATCTTTCGCGGGATGGTGATTAGATATGCCGGGAAGAAAACCGGTCCCTACGGAGTTAAAAGTTTTGAGGGGAAACCCTGGGCGCAGGCCATTGAACGACCAGGAAGCCAAGCCGAAGGTTAAGGCTCGGCTGGTTCCTGCGCCGTCTTACTTGAACGAGGTGGCGAAGAAGGAATGGCGACGGATGGGGAAACGGCTATTCGACGCTGGACTGATGACAGAGTTGGACGAGACAGCTTTGGCGTCCTATTGCCAGGCTTATAGCCAGTGGATTGAGGCGAACCAAGCTATCGAAGATGAGGGGGCGGTCGTCACTAAAGCGAATGGAGACATGGCGCGTAATCCTTGGGTGGCGATTCGTGGGGATGCTTGGAAAGAAATGACCCGGATGCTAAGTGAGTTTGGGATGACACCCTCCAGCCGGTCACGGGTGAAGGTGGAGAAGAAGGGCGGAGAGAGTGAGGCAGAGGACTGGTTCGGCCAAGACCACCGGAACTAGATTCTGGTACGACGAAAGAGCGGCGGAAAGAGCGGTGCAGTTCTTCCCCCGTTTCCTGCGCCATGCCAAGGGGGAACACGCGGGGCAGCTGTTTGAGTTGCTACCGTGGCAGGCTGACGACGTGGTTCGGCCCCTCTTTGGTTGGAAGCGCCCCGATGGCTCACGGAAGTATCGCCGGGCCTATGTGGAAATCCCGAGGAAGAACGGTAAGAGCCAAATCGCCGCTGGGATAGGATTGTACTTGCTGTTTTCCGATAGCGAAGCCGGTGCGGAAGTCTATAGCGCGGCGTCCGACAGGGACCAGGCAGCGATTGTTTTTGAAGCGGCGGGCGGAATGGTTGAGGCATCGCCAGAGTTATTAAGCCGGGCCGAGGTGTACCGCCGGTCAATTGTGATCCCTGGAACCAATTCAAGCTACAAGGTATTGTCTTCGGACGTTGGCACCAAGCACGGGTTGAACGCTTCGGGGATTATTTTCGATGAACTTCATACCCAGCCTAACCGGGATTTATGGGACGTTCTGACCACATCGACGGGGGCGCGGCGGCAGCCCTTGACGTTCGCTATTACGACCGCTGGATTTGACAGACATACGATATGTTGGGAACTTCACGATTACGCTCAAAAGGTGTTGAACGGCGTGATTGATGACCCTGAGTTCTTGCCGGTGATATACGCGGCACCCGACGATGCGGACTGGACCGATCCAACGGTATGGGAGTTGGCTAATCCAAGCCTTGGCGTGACCGTCTACCGTGATTATTTAGAGGCAGAGAGTAACCGGGCCAAGGAGACGCCAGGATACGTCAATACTTTCCGCCGATTGCATCTAAACCAGTGGACGGAATCATCGGCTAGGTGGTTAGACCTTGAGGCTTGGAACGAATGTGGGGAGACTGTTGACCCAGCGGAACTGGTGGGCCAACCCTGCTGGGGAGGGCTGGATTTGTCCACTACCACGGACCTTTCTGCGTTCGTGCTGGTGTTCCCCCGTGAAGTTGGCTTCGTTGTTTTATCTTACTTCTGGGTGCCGGAAGAAAACATAACGGATCGCGCTCGTAAGGACCGGGTACCGTACGACGTTTGGGAGCGCGAAGGGTTTATCGAGGCTACCGAGGGGAACGTCATTGATTACTCTTTCATTCGGGCCAAGATAAACGAACTGAGTGAATTATACTTGATTCAAGAAATCGGGTATGACCCTTGGAACGCCACTAGCTTGGTTAATGACTTGATGTCAGAGGGGGCCAATATGATAGCGGTCCGGCAGGGGTACGCTAGTTTGACGGCTCCCGCGAAGGAACTGGAAAAACTGGTTGTATCACGGCAGCTGTTCCACGGCGGCAATCCTGTACTGAGGTGGTGCGCCGCTAATGTGGTGGTTGAGCAGGACCCGGCGGGGAATCTCAAGCCCAGTAAGGCCAAGTCAACGGAGCGAATAGACGGTATTGTTGCGTTGGTGATTGCGTTGAGCCGGGCCCTTGACGGCGACGAGCATGGCAGTGTTTATGATACCCGTGGAATATTGTTCGTATGATAGAATTGGAAGATATTTTACTAGCGATTTCGGCGGCGGCGTTAATTGTGGGATTGGGTATGGTGTTCTTACCCTTGGCCTTAATTATCCCCGGAGCAGGCTTTCTAGGATGGGCTGCATTCCGGCGGTGGCAACCTATGTGGCGGGGATAGTGGATTGAGTTTATTAACTAAATTCCTTGAACCAAAGGCGGCGACATGGGGGCCGTTGGATGACCGTTGGTATCAGACGAATCCTGGTATAACCTCGGCTGCTGGGATTGCAATCAGCCCTGAAAAAGCCCTAGCCATCTCCACCGTCTTTGCTTGTGTCCGTATCATCTCCCAGACTGTAGCCATGCTACCACTGATTGTTTACCAGCGACGACCAGACGGAGGCAAGGAAAGGGCAAGCAATCATCCGCTTTTCGATATTCTCCACGATAGGCCGAACGTCCGGCAAAGTTCCTTTCAGTTTCGGGAAATGATGATGGGGCACTCCCTACTCCGGGGGAATGCCTACGCCCGGATTGTACCCGGCCCCCGTGGCTTCGCAGACCAACTTGTCCCGTTGCATCCTGACCGGGTGACACCCAGCTTGGCCACCGATGGAACGATAGTGTATGAGTACCGCCGGCCCGACGGGATACCAGAGCATTTGTTGCAAGACGAAGTATTTCACCTTTCAGGGTTATCAGACGATGGCATCAAAGGGTTGAATATGACCGTTCTGGCGCGGGATACCTTTGGTTTGGCGGCGGCGACGGAAAATTATGGTAGTAGGTTTTTCGCCGAAGGCCAACGCCCCTCTGGTGTTTTTACAATTCCGGGAAGGATAAAAGAAGAGGGGCGTGACCGGTTAAAAGAGGAGTTGCGCGGATTTAGCGGCCCCCAAGGTTCCCACAAGACAGCCATTTTGGAAGATGGGTTGACGTGGCAGCAAGTGGGCCTTTCCAACGAGGATTCCCAGTTTCTTGAGACACGACTATTCCAGGTAGAAGAGGTGGCGTCGTTGTTTGGGGTGCCCTTGTCACTAATTCAGCACACTGAGAAGTCCACCTCGTGGGGTACTGGCATCACCCAACTGACTTTGGGGTTTGTCCAGTTCACGATACAGCCTTGGCTTGTTCGGTGGGAGCAAGAGATCAGGAATGACCTAATCCTCAACAAGGACCGATTTTTTGCGGAGTTCGTTCTGGAAGGATTACTGCGGGGAGACCCAGCCACAAGGGCGGCCTTCGATGCCATTATGATTGACCGTGGGGTGTTCACCCGCAACGAGGTTCGGGTGACTGAGAATCGCAACCCACTCCCTGGATTGGACGAGCCAATGAGTATGTTGAATATGCGCCAGGGAACGGGAGGAAACGCATTGGCACTAGAATTGTCCACAGATGCGGCAGCCAGGATGGTGAGGAAGGAAGTCGGGGCTATCAGGAAAGCGGCGGAGAAGTACGCTGAAAATCGGGTTGACTGGGAAGCGTGGGTGGCGGAGTTCTACAACGAATTCCGGGCGGACCTAATGGAAGTCTGTAAATTGGAGCCGTATCTGGCACTGACTTATGCCAACGCCCAACGGGATGAACTTCTGGCCATCGGGGTTGGAGCTGTCGATGGGTGGGAGTCAGACCGGACAGGGAAATTGGTTGACCTGATGATGAGGGGTTAATGAAATACGAGAATGTAGCCAATCTGGTTTATAACCAGCCATGGGCGATTCACCCGGCCAAGTACGCGATTCTGCTGGAGTTGATAGATTTCAGGGCTCGTGGTGGGATGTTGACCAAGGAGGAAATCCAGGCCCGTATTCGCGCTGCTCAGCACCCTACGCAAAGCCTGAGCGGAGCGGTGGCGGTGTTGCCGCTCTTCGGGGTGATGGCCCAGCGAATGAACATGATGTCGGCCATTTCGGGGGGCACTTCTACGGAGATGTTTGGCACGATGTTCAAGGACGCCGTGGCGGACTCGAGCATTGGCGGTATTGTTATTAACATTGACTCCCCTGGTGGCTCTGTGTTTGGAGTTCAAGAACTTTGGCAGACCATCATGGACGCCAGGGGGCAAAAGCCAATTATAGCCTTTGCAAATAGCATGGCGGCCTCGGCGGCGTACTGGATTGCGACTGCGGCAGATGAAATTGTCGTTACGCCTGGCGGAATGGTAGGGTCAATTGGTGTGTTGACCAGCCATAGTGACATTTCGGCCTACCTGGAAGCAGTTGGTGAGAAGGTGACGCTGATTAGTGCTGGTGAGAAAAAGGTGGACGGCAATCCGTTTGAGCCGTTGTCCGATGAGGCGAGGGCAGATTTACAAAAAAGCGTGGACATTTACTATGCTTCGTTCGTCGGTGCGGTAGCTAAGGGCCGTGGGGTGACGCCAGCGGCGGTGCGGAATGGCTTTGGCGAAGGGGGGATGGTGGGCGGCGCTGAGGCAGTGACCTTGGGGATGGCCAACAGAGTTGGGACGCTGGATGTTGCGGTGGCTAGGGCTGGAAGCAAAGGCATGCATCGGGCGGAAGTTAAACATGCGGTGAC